ATTTTTAAAACGCGATATATTAATGTATTTATGCCTATCGTCGCCGGTCAATAGACAAACCTTGGGGCTAACATTTCGTGTCATGCGATATGCATATTGGGCAACAGCACTAATGACTGGTGCATTAGGATATTGAACTATAGTGGACATAGCTTTAGCTTTTAAGAGCGCACGCAACGTGCGATCAGACGCAGTAGCATAACGTCCACTGGTGTAAAAGAAATTCAAAAGAAACTTCATAGGATCTGCAACTACATCAAATGTATTTGGATCGAAAATGAGACCACAAAAACTGGCTTCATTCAATTTTGAAAAACGATCCAATTTAATTGTAAATCCATATTTCTTAAAATCCTCTATACCAATGTCTAGGCCTTTACGGATGGCAGTCAAACCGTCATCCCCTTCAACAACAGTCTTCGCATCAATCCCCTTCTTGAACAAAATAAATTTTGTTAACATGAGATTTGCGAAACCATTACTCATTGAAGTATTCATTTCTCCAGACATTCGCGTACATAGGATCATTAAAGAAATATATTTGAAGGTACAATTGTTCCAATTATTTATATAAGTGTCAAACAACTCCAACCAATAATGGGCGTCGCTTCTTCTTGACAACATATGTTCAAATAATAATCGGTCAATTGCCTCCATAGTTTCTTTCGTAAAATGACTTTCAAAAGCAGTATAATCTGTGGCAATATAATCACAGTCTTCATCGTACAAATAATCAAATATGTACTTTCCCCGGGCCACAGTTGGAATGTGCTTGATAAATTCCGGGAGACTGTATAAATTGTCCTCTATTGCTTTACAAAGAGGTCCAAAGACCGTCTTAAAGAGGTCAGACCTCGAGAAAATCCCTCTAGGATGCTTGAACTTTGGGTAGTGTTCGTCTTTGAGAAAACACTTGACTCGTCCAAGTTCTCGCTTGACGAAGGGGTCTCGAATATCTGCACAATTGAAGCGAGCATTGAGCTTGCGGAGCTGACGGCGCCTAGACTCGCTGTAACCAGTGCGACAGATCCAGCCATCAAAGCTGAGATCAGTTCCTTCGTCAAGAGGGGTAATGTTATCACGACACCAAGTTCGAATAAAACTTGAAAGATCCTTCCTATCTGCTTCGGTAGCTGTTGGTGGTTTGCATCCAATACGTTTCTCAACGGCGTATATGGAATTTTCCGCATCTGAAACATCAGGAAACGGGTTGCACGCTCCACTGAAGTGCGGACCCAACGAAACACACGCAACAGGCCTAAAGGCTGTGTCTGATGGTCGCCCGGCTCGGATGGTGACATCATGCTTCGGTTCTGGTAGTCTTTCGATTGGGACTTCACCAACTCTGTAGCCATACATGAACTGTCTCCCCCCGTCCGGGCAATGTAAAAATCCAACTTACGAATCTGCTTGTTAAAGAATTTTCGAAATGCCATCGTTGCTATAGCAATGCCTTCAGGCTCTGGGATCTGATATGTGCTCAACAATGAGCTGGTGTTATGGTTTGCCATACCACCCAACACGCGAACTGTTTTTGTAAAAACTTCAGACATAGTTTTATCAAAACCCGCGGTCGACATGGTGAAAACGCTGCGGAGGAGGTGATAGTCAATGGTAAAGTGCTGAGCATATTGACTATGTGTGCACCATTCAAAGATTGGCGCATGGAATTGGTGTTCCACCTTGAGGGTACAATGCATTGGTAACCTCTGAGTGCTGATCTTAACAGCCCGGTTTGCATCAGTACGCAAATCAGGTGAACCTCCCTCCTCTTCTCGTATTACCCAACTGAACGTATATAAATTACGAAACATGTGAGTATCACCAGTTATCACCCAATTGGCGACTGATTCCAACGGGGATAATAAATTGCAGGCTCTCTTTTTAGTACCATTATTCCAACTGAATGTCCCTGTCTTCTGTATAAGATTGAACAATTCTGATTTGGAATCCACTTCCGGTGGAGACGGAGGTATGAGTGGTACATCATACGGATCAGGTGGCAAACCAGTTACAGGATCAGCACGACGTCCTTCTGCAATGGCATCACGTGCCGCTGCCGCATCTGACATCATATTTACAAGTGCTGCTTGAACTGTATTATGTTTCTTACCTGCCTTCTTACCTTTACTAGCCTTGGTTTTCAGTCTAGTCTTATCATCTATGTGCTGAGCCATTTCTTTCTCGGCCATCCGAGTAAAGTTTCGCACATAGTTTTCTTCCTTAGAACGTGACAGGGACGCTATATCTTCAGTAATGCTTTCAACGAAGTCTGTTACTGTTTTTCGTGGTTTGTCATCAACTAAGGGATCAGGAGCAAGTGGAAAGAGCTCATGCAATTCTGGAAAACGTGGTTTTGGGAAGTCCATCAGATCGGGCTTAATGATCTTAATGGTCTTTTCCGGTTCACCCGTTTTTACGAATGCAGTCTTTGGGCTGTTTCGGTTTTGCTTCTTCCTCTTCGTGGTTTTCTTTTGGGGGGTCTTCGTTTCTGGCTTAGATCGGCCGAAGACGAGCTCCTCATCAGAAGACTCATAAGAAAAATTAATCTCAGATGAGATGGACGAAGAAGAAAGTTTGTTTGTGTTCGGGCGTACGCGCTGTGCCATCGGCTGGCGCTTGTTGCTCTTTTGACGTGAAG